GGCATCGTAAGGAAGTCGTTAGCCTTTAGCCCCATACCACCCCCACCATGAGGGGCGTGTCTGTGCTTTAGATGGTGTGCCACTGTAGTCTCACCATCAAGACCACAGTTGACACAGGGTAGGGTAGCTACCCAATTAGTATACTTCTTCTCTACCCACCGCTTATTCTTTTCTATCATGCGGCATCCTCAGTATCTCCACACTCTGAGAGAATGGCAGACATGGCTATATCTATACTGCATTCAAACAACTCCTTACCACAATCGGTATATCCTAATGATCTGAGGTTATACTTTTTTAACACCCTGTGTATGGACTGCTCTGATTTGTAAGCCTTCCAAAACCAGCACTTATGTAGTAGTTCAGCCCTGCCAAATCTCCTTGCGTCAGACATGATGGAAGCTATACCATCTGGAAATGTCTTGCCAATCTTCAAGATGTGGGGAACGTCAGGGTTTCTTACTACATACACCCACCCTTCTGGAACCTTCTCACCCTCGACCTCTGTTGAAACCCTCTTAGTCATTGGTGTGGATTGCCCAAACTCAGACTTCTTTATATGTGCTATCACCTCTTCGCCCGGTGCTGTATTAAGTAAGTGATTTTTAAACTCTTCAGCATACATAATTTCTGCTTTGTCTAGGAATGATTTCCACTCAGGGGTGTGTCTATTTTTAATATCCCCGCCTAAATTTATTGCTTTAGCAGTTTTCCAATCCATTTTAAATTGCCCTGTAACTGGATGCCTTTCTCTAGTTGGATTCCTAATAGAGTCATATCGAGTCTTACATCGACCACATAGATTCACTCCCTTCCCAAACTCATCAACCGGAACCATATGATCAGAGTAATCATCCGCACATTCCCAATGCCCCTTGTAACCGCTGCATCTTTTAAACTCATTCATATCCCACATACTCCTGACTTGCATTGCTCTTCTGAGTTGTCCTCGAACACCACCCCTCGCTTCGCGTGAGCCTCTTTGTAAGGCACTGCTGTAATAGGTTGACCACCCCTAGACCCATCAGGATAAACCGTCAGGCCGCGCAATCCCGGAGCGTACTTGCTGATTACTCTAGCAAATTCCGGTATCTTATCCTCGTTGTTCAACTCTGAACCCCATGCTGGCAGGTTCAACGTAGAGCTGATAGCGTGATCTACATACTTTTGTAGCGAGTGTTGGAACTTAATCCTGCGTTCAGGTTCAGCCGCTAGGTCCACAGCAGTTTCTATTTTATCCGGGTCTATCCCTTCTTTGATCAAGACTTCGGCACTACTGTCAACAACAAACTGATATTTCCATTTGGTTCCATCCTGAAGGTAGCGTCTGCGATATGAAACGGCGTAGATTGGCTCCACTCCGCTACCACCGCATCCTGCGAGGATACTGATAGACCCTGTTGGAGCGATTGCTCTGTACCCTTTAGGACGGTTGAGAAAAAGTCTGTCACAATGCTCATCAGCGGATCGTTTGCTCTCTCGTTCATAAACTTTCATCCATTGTTCTAGTTCTGGAACGAATGAATAGTTATACCCCCTCTTTAGGAGCCATTCATGCATCCCCATTAAGCCAAGTCCTATACGACTGTTCTTCTGTCGCACTTCTTCAACTTTCTCGTAGGGTAATTGCGCTCTGATAAGGCCGCATACCAAGAACTTAGCACCAAGTCCAACCACATCTTTAAACTCTTCAATATTCTCTATGTTTGCAAGGTTTACACTGCCTAAATTACACACATCGGAGTCATCCGATGATGTTATTTCACAGCAGGCGTTACGCAATGTTTCATTTTGTTTTTCCCCGAAATTAAATGAGAACCCCGGCTCACCCGTCATCATAGCCTGCTTAACATTCTCTAGGAATAGGGGGTCAGACTCCCGACCCGGACCATTGAGCCATGCATCGTCATAGTTGAGCGATACATTCATCATGTCTAACGGGGCAGGGAAGTTGAAGTCCTGCTTCTTTAGTTCAGCTAGAGTGGTACCACCAACCTCCATGTCATGCCAGTTCTTAGCATGGAGAAGGCTCATAGCATCCTCATGCCCCCAATTAAGGGAGCCGTACAGGGCAGACCTCCGACTACCACCCTGCATGACGTTCCTACCGACCTCGTTCAAGGTGAATAGGAGCGGAAGAGGTCCGGAGGCGACCCCACCTGTCCGTCTTAACGGCCTGCCTGACGGCCTTGCAACACTAACATCGACTCCAATACCACCGCCTGTCATCAGGCATGACATAGCCCTCTGCGTAACACCAGCCCACTCTTCTCTAGAGTCCTCTTCCAATTTCAAGAGATAGCAGTTGTTGTAATAACGTGCGAGTCTTGCCGCATACCAAAGATACCGACCACCCGGCATAAACTTAAACTCAGAGATATACCTAACCAACTGATCTTGCTCAGACTTGGACATAATATTATTCTTCTTCCCATCGTACGTCCCACACACGCTATTGACTACGGCGTGGGCCTTATCATCCCAAGTCTCGTAAGGGTTGGATGCGTACTTCTCTTTGTATGTTGTTCTGCCGAACTCGGTTCTAAATTCCATGGTATCGGTATTCTCCTGTTATTCCTTCATCGTAGTCCCATGTATCACCAACCAACTTCATCTTAGCAATACCCTTATTGTGATGTAAATCACACAGCTTATCATTCAGTTCAGCGGCCTCATCGTACCATACCTTGCCCCTGCATTCGTTGAATGTATCCATGAATGTTTCAGCGGAATTGCAAACCTCTAATCTAGCTACGTTTATCTGAGATAAATCGTACTGCTTTTCCTTAACATTCTTATTGCGCGTTTTCATATTCACTTTTCCATTGCTCAATGTCTTTCTGGTGAATCCTTGCCATCACCTTATCATAACCTTCCGGCGTAGCCCATTCAGCAGGAATACGGTTTGCATCGAAACAGCCGCGGAAATATAGATAGCGCCCAATACCCCATCCGCGAGCCGCGCACCTTTTGAATGCGTCTGAGATAGAGCCTTTCTCTCCCTCTATCCCTGTGTCTCCCGCGCCATCGGATTTGGAAATCCAATTCCCTTTATGTAAAACGGAAATGGTACATATCTTCATACCGCTGGGTGTTTCCACATACGAATCCTGCCAGCAAAACATACCTACTATCTTGTCAAATCTATTAGCCACTTGTCTGGCATCAAGATAAGCTAGGTCTTTACCGCCCTTGAAACCTTTACGCCATTGTATCTCTGATACTTCGTAAGGTCTTTTGAACCCTAACTCTACATAATCCATGCTATTCCTCTTTAATAAAATGTTTAGCATCCACGACTGCTAATGGTTCTTTGTGATTCTTCTTTATGATAAGTAGGGGTTCGTGACCCCCTGCATTATCACAAGCCTGTTGGTAGGCATCCCATACATTTAATCTCTCTACGTTTTTGCATTCAACCGAATATGGGAAGCAATGTCTTGCCGCTGGTGATAGCATTACGTCCTCGCCGTTGGCTCCCATGCTACGCGATTGAACATCATCCTCCCCCAAGTTAAAGGTTTCAATTAAGAGCGACCTGACCCATTGCTGTAGTCTTCGCCCTTTCTGTTTTCCTGATTGTGATTTCATGTATATTATCGTTCAGTGCTACTCGTTCTAATTCTCCGACCGGACCGCCGTGAGCAGGCACGTTAAGAATTTTTTCAGGCATCTGATCATCAGTATAAAAGTTTAATGATGCCATGTCCAGTCTTAAATCAATATCCATTTCTGCACCATCAAAATGCCTTGCTTTACAAAGACTTAGAGTCGCATCGGATGATGGGTCATCGTAATTTCTGGAGAGGATAATGCAGTTATCACAACGGTTCACGATATCGGCACTACCTGCCACAGAAAATCTGTCTAACTTCTCTCTAACTGATTGTCCTTTCCTAGCGTGTGCAATCAGCATAATGTGTACGTCTAATTGTTTCGCGGCATTAGCTAACGCCTGCACAACTTGCTTCTGTCCATTCCAATCATCACTGTTCATGCTCATCGTCATCAACGAGTCAACCAAAACCAAGTCAATGTCACAATGATCTTTTGCGTACCTAAGTACAGCCATCAAAGTTTTCGGGTCGATGGTTCCGTACTGATCATATATCCACATCTTCCCCTTTGCCCACCTAGTAAACTCTAGGCCCACCTGCATGGTAGGCTCTGCAACTAAGCCTGCTTGCCGCCAAGCCCTCGCCAGTATATGTTTTGGAGTCATCTCTAAGCTAACGTGCAAGCATTTGTACCCGGCATTACAGGCTAGGTTTACGAACTGCGATGCCAGTAAAGATTTGCCTGAATTATTAATTCCAGAGAGGACCGTTAATTCTTGCGAGCGCAGTCTAAACTTATTCTTTAAGGCGTGGAAAGGTAATTCGATACCCTTCATATTTTCGCCGGATAAAAAGTAATCCATGACTTCAGATGTGAAGTCTTCCGCGCCCCTAATATTCCGGGCAACGCTATTAATGTTTGCGTACTTCTTTAAGTCTTCTTTTGTTATTTCCAAAACTTTGCCCTCTCTTCTTTTGTGTAAACTTTAACTCGCCTGATCTTCTTGGCCTCTTTCTCGTTCCAATATGGGTCGAACGGTTTATGATCTTTAGGTGGTGCGGCGAGGGAACCCCAGTTCACTCTTGCCATGTGTTTTGACGCCAATGGTTGCGATCTCCTCGGGAAGTGATGTGAATTATCTGCGAACTTTTGAGGTATTGTACCATACAGGGCCAATAGCCTGCGGTAAACCTTCCAAGCCTCGATCATATACTTGTCAATCTTGCCGCGCCTACCTGAGTTAGCTGTCTCGATTCGGGAGATAATCTGGATCGCCTTAACCGCCCTATCCATTAGATTATCTAACGCAACTTCCTTTTGATGACGGTAAGTTGCTACCGCCGTCTTGGGAAGGTTTCTCAGCACCTGCATAGCCCTGTCTTCTATCACAGTTCTGAGTAGGTGCCATGGTAGGGGTTGCCCTCGTCTTCATCAGCCTGCATCCGCAGGTAGTTGTGGGATTCCATCTCGTATTCGAGGGTTGCCCACTCCCGCAAGATCACATCCAGTTTGTTGTACATATTCTCGGCCTGTTTGTAGTCAATCCCCCACCCATCACCGTTAATCTCAATGACCCCGGTATCAGCGTTGGTCAAATAAGCGTCACAGTTCTCGACAACAGGGTCAGGAGCATTCGCCATGTCTATTAGCTTCTCCGGCTTTGCCGCAAATTTAGGTTTAAAGTCCTTGAATAATCCCGGCATTACAATGGTCCGTTTAGTATTGGTCATTTTATCCTCACTCCATAGTCCATAATGTCTTTAACGTAGGTATCACCGTATTCAAATGACCCGTAAGTGTACGGGGATTTCGCCGCAACAAACCATCTTGCGTTGGGGTTTTCGGCCTCTTTATCGGGCCGCTGGTACTTCTTCAAAACCCGCCATTCAAAACCAGCTTGGGCATTCTCCCACACTTCATAAGGGTCTTCCACATCTCTACTTTTAGAGCATAGATTTTTCATCTGATTTCCTCCCATTCATTAAGGTTATACCACTGCCAAGCGTCAAGAAATCCAGCGTCAGGTTTATTGATTTCCTCTGCAAGATAACCCTGCTTGGAGTCTGCCAAGATTACTTTCACCGTTATAAAATCTTCAGTCTTGGAATTCTTCAGCCTTACTCTTTGTCCTCTTTTCTTCATTTCAATTACCTAGCTGGTTAGCCACTCATCAAAAGATTTATGCGGAGCCGGTGCATTGGCCTTGTAAATTTCATACTCATCAGCCAGCTTTCCAAACATCTTAGAAAGACCTAAGTCGGAAGCCGTTAGATTGTGCCTTGAGATAGAGTTTGAGCGTTCAAAATCCTGCTCTCGTTTCATCGTGTGCTTCATGTACATTTCTTCTTGGCTGTTCATCTTATCTCCTAGTCCCCAGCATTACATTATACATAACTCTACTTCTACAACCATTGTAGCATACTCTGTCAAGCCCTATATAAATCAATGACTTAGCTCTAATGTATAATAAGGGTAGACAGTAATAACTTGTAAGTTGACAGAGCTGTTATACTTTAGTTGAGGTGGTAGACCTTTTAATTATGTGGGCTGGTGTTCCCACCATCTACCAAATAGATACTAGCAGTTCAGTGGGTCTTAAGACGGACCGGTAAACGAGCATAACTGACGAATGGTGTGGGGTTTCGCCGCCTCATAGTTTAAATAAAATGGCACTCGATATACGCTGATGCTAACCCTTGCAATGATTGCCATAAGAGCATAGCAGGAGCTAACCCCGGTCAGTCCGGTCTATTGACAGGTGCGTCTAGACTGTTGCAGAAATACAACACTATGGGAAATCCAGAAGAAAAAATAACCCGGCAAAAAAGGCGTAATTATGTTGCCAAGCATAGCCACAAGTTTAACAGACCGCAAACCCATAAAGTAAAGACCGCCTACAAGCGCGTCAAATGGGACGTAACGACCGAATCAGAACTGAGTAAGGGGTGAGTAAGGGGTGACCTATTAACGGCCCTAAAAAAGCCGCCCGTTAAGGCGGCCAGTAGATTATTAGCTACTTATTTAGTTACTTATGCGGCTAGTTTTTGAGATAATGATTTTTTCATTGTGCCGTGTGCCCTAAATCCTATTATATAAGGGCGCTCGCTGGCACATAATTTACAGTCTACGCACTGTATGTTGGCAGTCTCTGCTGGGCAAGCTACTATTTTACGGCCGCGTGGGGTGTACGACACTTTAGGCGCGTTTGTGGGTAGCACTACAGTTACGGGAAACCCGGTATCGTATTTAGTATCGGCATCGTCTAGGTTATCGGCGCTTAAATTTTGCACATAACCGCGCGCCTTACCCATTGCCCATACTGCCAAGTTGTGCGGTGTAATATCGTGGTGGGTATAGTCAATGTGCGGGTTTGAACCGGTACACTCTACTTTATATAGGTAGTCCGATTCTATTACTTCGCCATTATCGTGCGGATCATCACCCGCGACTTTGTGACGAATTACGCGCTTGCGCGGTACTGTGCGTAACTTGTCTAGTGTTTCGCGGTAATTACCACCACGACTGCCACTATCTACCCGCTTCCAGTGCCAGCTAATAGGACCGTGTTTTGCATAGCATGGACCGACTTTACGATTGCCGGCAGCGTCAATTATATATTTTAACGCACAGCTATCCGGACAACTATCACTAGATATCGTGGTACTAGCGACCGGTCCGGTTTTAGCATTGCTGGACTGTGCTGTAAAATGAGCGGTACTCATGACCCAAACCGCGCTACTTTTAATGTTTCACCACGATAAATCCGCCCGTATATATCATCTGATAACTTATCACGACCGTATAGGCGGTCTATGTACTTAGGGCGTATGGGTTCTAGTACGTTAACAGTACACCCGACATATCTACCCGTGCGGATTACATAAGTGTCTATTACTTTAGTGTCAGTCATTATCATATCTCCCTAGAATTGAACTTATAAAGATAGCGGTCAGAATACCCACAACGACTATTCCAGCCGCGGCTAACGCTAATATCACACCTGATATAGCGACTAATAAAACATAACCTATAATTGATTCTATCATTACAGCGACTCTAACTTATTTTCAACGTCATTTATCATTGTATCAACGTGATCAATAGCATCCTCTAATAGCATACGTTGACCGCCAAACCATCCGGCTTCATGGTCATTATTAGAGCAGTATTTGACGTCAGCTAATTCAATTCGAAGGTACTTATTAACGTCTAGTAACGCCGCCTGTACTGCTTTTAATTCAGTGTAGTGTCTCATATTGTGTATCCATAGTAGTGGGTGAGTGCCGAACTATATAGATGAGTGTTGAGGGTGTCAACCATATTCTACCCACGCACTCACACCCACCCGGCAGGGTTCCGGGTTCCCCGGTTCCGGGTTCAGTCGTACGGTTTCACGAACTACCCACCAATGCTAATGATAATCATTCTCATCTAGGATTTACCAGAACACAGCAGTACAGACCGTGTCAACGCGAATGAGAAGCGTTCTCATCTCGGCCCCGCCCCGCGCTAGAAAAGATCGCGCGCGTGACGACCCCCCGGCGGCCCCCTTTTTATTTGCGAGGAGTCTACGTTTATTGTATACACTCACCATCGAGACAATATCACTTACATAAGCGAACTCTAATATGGCTAAGAAAAAGAAGTCCTTACTAGACCAACTCGTGGATATTGGAGGAGGAACGGTTGAAACTGCGTTATCACTTCCACATTTACTTGGAACTGGTATATTAGCGGGAGGCGAGGCTTTAGCCTCTGGCTTTGATTGGGACGATAGGGAGGGGGTACCCTTCTGGAACCCCGAAGAGGCCAGTGAGGGGCTTTCTAGGGGCGCACAGAGGTATCAATACGATCCCCAGACAGAATCAGGTAAAGCCAGTTCTGATGTAGTTATGCAGGGGTTGGAATTAGTAGACAAACCATTCGAAATGTTTGGCGAAGGGGTGGAAGGTTTAACTGGTTCAGAAACTGCGGGAGATGCTGCTTACTGGTTGACCTCTTTAGGTCTTGGTCCTGTTAAAGCTGGGGCATCTCTAGCTAGAAAGGGAGCGGGTGCATTAGCAGACAAGAGTCAGATTTATAGGAAAGGTTGGTATTCTGGTGGGGAGGGTGGAAGGAGCGGTTTATCGCAAGCCATGCTTCCAGTAGAAATGGGCACACAAGCGATTAGACAGGGATTTAGCCCTGCTGAAAGAGCGCTTTACAGGGAAACTGGAATGGCTAGAAAAGGCCAGTTAGCTGTTGATGATGCCATAAAGAATATAGCAAAATTAGAGGATGAAGCGGCTGGTCTTGCAAAGGGCAGCCCTCTCCATAAGAAAAAGAATAAGGAAATAAGAAGGCTGAAGAGAACCATAACTTCAGATTATTCTAACCAGTATGTCCAGAAAATGATATACGATCCTGATAACCCAGCGGTTGCTCCCGGAACTCCGTTGAGCATGGCGAATGATGCAATGTTCCCACACAGAGCAACTACAACATTTGATGGGTTAAATACTGATCCAACGGTTCTTTCTAAAGCATTGGGGATGGATGTTTCTCCAGAAATAGCCGCGCATATAGCGCCTAGAATTGGTCAGAGGTTTACAAGAATTCAGGATAATAAACCAGTAATATTAGCGCACCGAACAGAGGGTCGTGAAATAACTGGTGGGCAAATGACAGGGACTGTTCATGGTGCATCTACACAGCCAAAGAATGGTGTAGGTCATGCTTGGTCTAACTTGATGGATGAGGGAAAACCTATCACATCAGAGTCTTTATTAGGGGAAATAAAAACTTTAAACGCTAGCATAAACCAAAGAAATACCTTAAAGATGTCTGAGTTTGAATTAGCTCATAAAAAGTGGGTAGATAATAAAAAAGCAATTGATGCGGAAAATGCTCGAAGAAAGACAGACCCTAATGCAAAAATAAATAAGAAAACTGGAAAGCCTGTAGAGAAGCAAGTTCCTAAAGAGCCTGAGTTAAAGCTGGAGAAAGAGTACCCATTGCCTAAAAGAATGCAGGATGGCGATGATCTTATTAGTTGGGAGTATGCGGTAGATGCTGGCCCTGATCCATTAACGGCTTCTATTGATATAGTTTCGGTATTTAACCCCAGAACAGGTCGTATCTTTGAAATGAGCATGGATAGAATGGCTCCCGGAGTTTCCGGTATAGTGAATAAAATACCTATGCCAGCCAGTTGGAAAAAGGGCGTGGGGAGAAAGGCTGATGCAGTAGCAGAGGCAGGTCTAAAGAATCACTGGATTTCAATAACACCAGCAAAGGTTCAATCTATACCGAAGAAGTATTTAGAAAAACACGGTCTTGATGACACTAGTTTAATCAAGGAAGTTCCTAAAACAAAGAAAAAGAATATCCTAACTTCTCAAGATGATCTAACAGACTATGGTAGAGAGCTTCGGGATGAAGCCTTAGAGGGGTTTGGCGAATCGTTGGTTACCGGCGATGTTCCCAAAGCACCTAGTATGCTTGATATACATAATTTAATGTCTGGAAAGAAACCTAAAATAAGATTTGAGGACTATATGCATTTAATTGGACCCGGAATTACTAGTTCACAATCCGCTCAACGAAAGAAGAAAAATGAGAACAGATAAACAGGAAACATTTATTGACCAGTATTGTCTACATGGCAATGCTACTAAAGCCGCTGATATGGCGGGATATGGCTCTCCTAAACAGCGCGGCCATGAACTTAAAAACCGGTTCTCTAGTGAGATAGATGAGCGTACACGCAAGATGATCTTTGATTGTGTTCCGGGCGCTTTATCTCAACTGAAATCTCTTTCCGAAGATGCTGAGAGCGAATCCGTTCGCCTTGGCGCTGTAAAAGATATACTGGACAGAGCCGGACTTAAACCCACTGAGAGGATTCATCAGGAAATCTCTCAGGTAGAATCCAAATCAACCGCAGAACTTCAGAGAGAACTGGAGACTTTAATTGCCCATTAGAAAAGTAAAGGGTGGTTGGAGTTTTGGCGGTGGGGTACACAAGACTCTAGAATCCTGTAAAAGAGCATATAGGGCTTATTTAGCTAAGAAGAATAGTAAAACAAAACGGGGTTGAAGTATCTGAATAAAGATATTGAGAAAGCTGTTGAGATAGCGAGGGAGATTAACAAGCGTCAACGGTTCAGTAAAATAGACTTCTACGATCCCTACCCGTATCAGGAAGAATTCCATTCAACAGGCGCTGGTAATAACCAGCGGTTGCTCATGGCCGCAAACAGAATAGGAAAGTCTTATTGCGGCGCATCGGAGATGGCCTGTCACTTAACAGGAATATATCCTGAGTGGTGGAAGGGTAGAAAGTTTTCTCAACCGATCACAGCTTGGGCTGGCGGGGTGTCTAACGAAACTACCAGAGATATTGTACAAGCAGAATTATTGGGTTCTCCTGATGACCCTGAAGCCTTCGGCTCCGGGGCGATTCCCAGAAAAAATATAATAAAGACGGAACGTAAGCCCGGTGTACCAAACGCCAAAAGCGTAGCTTTGATACGCCATATTAGCGGGGAGAACTCATCTTTACACTTCAAAGCCTATGAGATGGGCGTTGAGAAATGGCAGGGTAGATCAGTAGATGTTGTCTGGCTAGACGAGGAACCGTCAAGAGAACTGTACTCGCAGGCTGTGACGAGAACACTGGATCGTAGAGGAATGGTCTACATGACCTTTACCCCAGAACACGGAATGACGGAAACAGTTGCGGCGTTTATAAACAATATTAAGAAAGGACAATCCCTGACAAATGCCACATGGGATCATGCATCCGAAAAGATAAAGACTTTAGGTGGTGTAGATGGTCATTTATCAGAAGCTGTTATGGAGCAAATCCTTTCAGCATACTCCCCACATGAAAGGGAGATGCGTAGATATGGAAGACCTTCTATCGGTTCTGGATTGATCTTCCCGATTAATGAAGAAGATTTAATGGTTGACCCCATAGAGCTAGAAGATCATTGGCCGAGAATAGCGGCTATTGATTTCGGATGGGATCATCCAACAGCAGTAGTCTGGTGCGCGATAGACAACGATAGCGATACATTTTATATCTATGACTGTCATCGAGCATCTAAGGCTTCTCCGGCGGTACACGCAGAGGTTATAAAGCAAAGACCTCATTTCATTCCGATAGCCTACCCACATGACGGAAATCGCAGGGATAGCATGGGAAACCCCGGATTAGCTGAACAATATAGAGGGTTAGGTTGTAACTTTCTACTCCAACACTTTACCAATCCACCGGGCTTGGGGGAGAAGAAGGGTTCTAATTCAGTTGAAGAAGGTATTATGGCGTTGCTGCAATCAATGGAGAAGGGGAAGTTTAAAGTTTTTTCCACGCTACCTAATTGGTTTGAGGAATTCAGAATGTATCACAGGAGAGAGGGTAAAGTAGTTGCTCTAAGAGATGATCTTATGAGTGCAACTCGATATGCATTTCAATCCCAGCGTTATGCTATTGCGGGTGAAGACCCGTCATGGACCGCAGAAGTAGAATATAGGAATTATGGAATCGTTTAATGGCTAAAGAAAAAATTACCGAGGAAGAACTTGTAACTAGAATAAGGGGAGAAATAACCTCTTCTCTAGGATACATGGGTGATACTATTTCCCAGCAAAGGGAAATGGCTATGAAGTATTATTATTCCCTTCCTTTTGGAAATGAGGTGGAGGGTAGATCGCAGTATGTTGACTCTACTGTGCAGGATACCATTGAATGGATAAAACCGTCCTTGATGCGTGTATTTGGATCAGGTGATGAGATGGTTAAATTTAATCCCCATGGTCCAGAAGATGTGGAGGCGGCCGCACAAGCTACAGATTATGTAAACCACGTATTTACAAAAGATAATCCGGGGTGGGAGATTCTTTACTCTTGGTTTACTGATGCGCTATTATCAAAGAACGGAATAGTTAAAGTATGGTGGGATGAATACTCTGAAGAAAAAAGAGAGGAGTATTCGAATCTTAGTGATATAGAATTCCAGTATATTATTGCTGATGAGGATGTTGAGGTTATAGAGCATAGTGAAATAATTGAAGAGGAAACCCAAGAAGTATATCACGATTTAGTTATAAAACGATCTTCTTACGATGGCCGTGTAAAGATTGAAAATGTCCCGCCGTCTGAATTCCTGATAGCTAGAGAGTCTAAAAACATTCAGGATTCCCGCTTTGTCTGCCATCGCGTACTCAAGACTTTATCTGATCTCAGGGAGATGTACCCAGACAAAGACCTTGATCATGAGGATTTAAAAGGTGGTGGCGATGAAATGATAGACTTCAGCGCTGAACGTCTTGAAAGATATTCTTTTGATAAGTCTGCTGAATATTGGGAAGGCTGGGGCGATGAATCTTATGGAGAGGAAGGGTTACGCACTTATTGGTTGCATGAGTCTTATCTGAAGACAGACTTTAATAATGACGGCATAACAGAACTGCGTAAGGTTTGTACCGTAGGCAGCACTGTTTTAGCTAATGATGAAATTGATAGGATTCCCTTTGTATCAATTACTCCAATAAAAATTCCGCATAAGTTTTTCGGCTTGTCAATTGCTGACGTTGTTATGGATCTTCAGTTAATGAAAAGCACTCTGATGCGAACATTAATGGACAACGCTTATAATCAGAACTACGGAAGGTATGCTGTACTAGAAGGGCAAGCGAACTTAGATGACTTGCTGTCACAAAGACCGGGTGGGGTAGTCAGAGTAAAATCCCCCAATGCTGTTATGCCTCTTGCTACTCCCGCCCTTGAACCTTACACATTTCAGATGCTTGAGTATTTGGATAGTGTAAGAGAAAGCAGGGCTGGTGTAAATAAAAATACACAAGGTATAAATTCTGATGCCCTAACGTCACACACAACAGCTACCGCTGTCAACGCTGTGATGACAAATGCCCAATCAAGAATAGAATTGATTGCAAGGCAATTTGCAGAAAGTGGTGTAAAGGAACTAATGTGGCTTATATATGAACTTGTCTTAAAGAATCAAGATAAGGAACGTGTTATCATGTTAAGAAACGAATGGGTTCCTGTTAGACCGGATATGTGGAGCGATAAAATGGATTGCACAGTGTCTGTTGCTTTGGGCAATGGATCAAAGGATCAGCAGATGATGCATCTGTCCCAGATGATTCAGTTTGCATCTCAAGCTATGCAGGGTGGATTGCCGATTGTTACGGAAGAGAATATGTATAACCTTGGGGCAGCTTTGGTAAAAGCTATGGGTTACCAGAATGTTGATGAGTTCCTAACTAAACCACCTCCCCCACAACCGAAGCAACCATCTCCAGATGATCAGCTAAAACAAATGGAGATGCAAGTTAAACAGAAAGAACTTGAAATAAAAGCGGCTGATATTCAATTAAAAGCCGCAAAGATTCAGCAAGAAGCGAAAAAGGATGCAGTAGATGCTCATCTGAAACAAGAAGAGTTAAACCTTGAGCGTGAACAGAAACGTGCTGTAGCCATAGGAGCCACATGACACCAGAAGAAAGGGAACGAAGAGCGCAATCGCTCATAACAGACCCGTTGTTGAACGAATCATTTGATGTACTAAAAGAAGATTTAATGAACCGTTGGAATCACAGTGGTTCAACAGATTTGGAAGCTAGAGAATCTATCTGGCTTG